TACGTGTATGGATAACTAGGGCATACCTTGACTGCTTTTTTGCAAACCTTTAAGGCATTAGAATAGTCGTTTTTAGCACAGTAAGCCATGCACTTTTTATTGTAGCGTTCAGCTATTTTAAATCTAAACATTTTAAACCATACCATGCTATTATACTAGCCTCTGCCCTGCCATCATGGCTTTTTGAGGTAATGAATTCCTTAGCACTTTCTCCAAAAATATTATAACAAGCGTCTATAGATGCTTGCTTATCTTTAGATATTCCTAGTGCTTTTTTCCATGTGGCAGGCTTTACAGTGTAAAAAGGTATATCCTTTAATTTAAAATAAGAAAGCCACATACCAAAACCCATACTACGCTTACATGCGTTAATTATACATTGCGATGTTTTATTAAAGGGTGTTATTGGTTCTTCTATAACAGCAAACTTTACTTTAGGTAAGCACTTATTAACCTCTTTAATATCTAAAATAGGGGCAGGCTTGCCCCCCTTATTACGATATATTGATTCGTTAATTAATGGTACATCAAAAACAGCAACTATTCGATTGCCGTCAATAATAGACATTGCACCCTTGTTGCCAATATCAACACCTAAAATCATTCTTGCAAAGCCTGACGATAGATCTCTTCTAAATTGCGTTGTTGATTCAGCTCAGCTTGCAATTCGTCATCTTGAGATATTTTGAATTGTTCTCTTGCTACTTGATGTAAAGCCTTTTTATCAAAGCCTTCACTTTCAGCCTGCTTTAAAAGATCTGCTAATATTATGTTGGCTTCTCGCCTCTCGTTTAAAGCTTTGCAAATCTCGTCAACAAAGTGCTTTACTCTGTTTTCTTTATTATCACAAATCATAATCATTTTTATTACCTTTCTATTTAAACCTGATGCAATATGCCTCGCCTTCTGGCTTCAATTTCATAAACAGCATATTGCCTAAAAGCTTTGACATCATCACCATAAATCATATCACCCTTGTTGTCTTGTATGCCTTTTTTTGCTTGCTCTTCAATGCCAAGTAATATGTTTTTTAAGTGATTGTTATGTATTTTTCTTAAATCAACACTTTTATCTGCGCTATAGCTATAATGTTGATGCTTCATTGCTAAACGTTGGCTCTTAACAGTTCTCACCATTCCCATAACCTGCTCTAGCAAGTCTCTCTCTTTGCCATAAGCTATCTCAAAGTCTTCTGGTGACTGATGATAGCCAAAGTGCGTCTTGCCTGTTTTATCGGCTTTTAAACCCGTTCTATAATGTATAGGACAGAGAGGGATCACTTCAAAGTTACTAGCTCTCTGCCCTACACCATACCCATCTCTGATATGGTGTAGCTCAACCTTATGGTTAGTGTAGCCTAAGTTCTTACACACTATGCAACCTAGACTAGCTACTAATGCCATATGTTGTTTTTCTTCTCTAGTAGTCGTCATAACCTACTTTCTAGAATTTTAATCCTCTCTTCCAAAGCCCTAATCCTTAACTCATTTTCAAGCTCCATTATTTTTGATTCGCACTCAATATAATTGCTTCTAGCATTAGATTTTAAAATATTCTTAATGTGACTTGTTTCTAAATCAGTGATTTTATGATACTTCCAATAACCAACAGGGTATTCATGGTAACCAGTGTAATCTATGCCATTTACTATTTCTTTTTTTGTTGCCATTATTTACCCCCTTTACTGAAACGTTGCACCTTCGTTAACAATAAACTGCTTAGCTTGTTTATCGTACGAAGCTTGAAAAGTCATATCACAATAATACTCTAACTGATTCCAAAAATCAGAAATATCAGCACGCTCTAAATCACCACCTTGCACATGACCTATAGCTGCAACCCATAAGCTATTAGCCTCTTGTATGCTTTGCAATTTAGAAACTTTACTTGTTAAATCAGCTAAAATATTCTCTTTACCTTGATTAGCAGGCTCACTACTTTTAACCTTCCTCTTAATCTGCTTGCTTTCCGTGTTATCCCTACTGTCAGCGTCTTTGTTGTCATCAATGGCAAACAACCCTCCTAACGCATATTTTCTAGCGTATGAACTGCAAGAGCCTGTTAATTGACTAGCGTCCATACCTTTTTTAGAAAGCTCCTCCCGTGCATATGCAAAAGTTGAAAGTTCTTTTGCACCATCTGATATGGTTGCTGTAGCCTTAATGTAATAACGACAACGCATACTATCTATTATTGAATTAGGTGCTTGAGGTGCTTTTTGATTAACGTCACTTGCCACTGGGATACCCTGCGGATTATCAAACTTAACTATCTCATCGTTTAACGTTAAAAAAAGTTCATGTTTATCAAGATGTGGCTTTAAGCTCTCAAGAATACTCTCAAGATTGCGATATTTATACTTCCCAAAAGCATTAAACGCATTTTTAGGAGCATTCAATTCAGCCTGTATCTTTGAAACTTTCTGATAAAAAGTGAGTTGTTGCTCAGTCATAATATATCCTTATTTTTTTGTTAACTTTAATCTAACATAGCAATCTTAACTTGTCAACGTTTTTTACCATAAAAACAAGAAAAAACGTACACGTGAATTGCTGTATAACCACCTCGAAAATGGCTAGAAACGGGGGGTTTAGAAAACTTCCCCCAATTATTATGAATAGTAAACATTGCCCGCCTTATATTCTATATGGTTAACGATTTTATCAGCTACACTTTGACCATAAACTGTTGCTAAATTTTCTTGAGAAAAGAAAACACCATCAACAAACAATCCCTCTATTTCAATTTCTAAAGTCTTTTCTTCGTAGCCAGTATCAACACAAATTAAATCTGTGCTTTCTTCAATGTAACAATCTGCAACAATTGTCACATCTTCACAATCAATGTAATCTTCAAGATCTAAATTTATAATCATTTTTACTACCTCAAAGCTGCCTTCTGTAACCATGACATTTTAGCCAAATGGTTAACGAAAAATATTATCGTTGTTTTCTTAGAAATCACAGAAAAATCTATATATAATCTTTCTGTAATTAACACATTTAGGGGTTTTAATGTATTATTCATATTTGTTTACCATTAGTTAATTTTACTATACTTGGGCAATACATGCTTGTCAATGTTTTTCTACATAAATTGATCATTTTTTCTTGAAGAAAACGCAAAAAAAAGATATACTGATCTTGGTTATTCATGACCATTTCCTATTTTTTGATTGACTGCCTTGTTGCGATTTTTCCTAAGGCAGTTTTTCCCTCCAAATAGCATAATATCTCCAGATTATTAATTTTAGACCTCAAGTATAGCATTTATATAGCCCTAGAACGCCCGTAGATTGACGAGAAAGGGGTGCGAAGAGATTTTATGATGTATGGTAGCTCTCATGATGTTATCGTGCTCTCAGGGGCTTCTATGAGCTTTGCACCTTTTGGCAGTGGTAAATTATTATCACCTTCACCATTTTCGATAGCCTCCATAGCTCTTATCACGTCCTTAGCGTAAAATTTCACCATGCCTGCCACGTTATGCACCAAAGGCATCTTGTTCCCCTCCGTGCCGTTCTCAAGGTAAAACGCCATAGCTTGATCAAATGCAAACTGTGGTAAACCTATCACAAGCTTTGTTAAATCTTGAAGATAACACTGTCTGGCATATTTCTTACCCTCTGCACCCTCATACACGCCATACTCTGTCCGGTAAAACAAACCTGTGATGCCTTGAGTAAGCGTTTTAGCTGTAACTTTTTCCAGAGATAAAAAATAATCTATCTGATCTTGAGTAACCTGCTGGGTATCGTAGTAGCTTATCATCTTGCAATGAACCTGTCCGTTTAAATCGTACCAAACTTTTTTAGACCGAACGCATTCCTCTAAGGGTTTCGTAAACTTCCGCACTTTCTCGTTCCCTACGCATGATCTCGTCAAGTCCCTCGAAGGCTTCCTCGTACATTGCTTGCTCTGGATTTCTAATCGTTGCCCTGCTTGTTGTGGTTGTGTACTCGTCTTCCCAGCCACTAGCGTTAATCCATGTTGATGCGTGTTTGTTTCCTTGGAAGCAAGGTTGTTGCCCACTTTCTGAACAACCGTATAAAAATTTTGCATAGTTTTGTAATCCTATTTTAATTTCATTTAATGTTAAATTGTTGTTATCTTTAAAAGCTTTAAGCCAAGCTTTGTAGGCTGTTTTCTTACTCCCTTTTGTCGCCGCGCCTCCGTTGTTGCTTCCCTTTACGGGATAGAGATTCCAAAATTCTAGGAAATCTTGCGAGTAGCCGTTAACCTTAGGGCTTTGCTCTACCTGCTTACTAACCATCAAGTTTTGTTTGTTTTCCACCTTATCCGCTTTAGGGCTTTTCCCTTTTGTCTCTGGAAAGGAAGGTTCAATCTCTGAATGCTTGCTTAAGTTTCCCTGCAATTCGTTCTGATCTGAAAAAGGTAGTGTATCTAGTACACCATCTTTTTTTATATATTTTTTTTTCTTATTATTAATATCAGTATTATTAATATCAGTATTATTAAGTGTCTGGTTTTCCGTTAACGGTTCAACCGTCAACGGATTTTCCGTCAACGGGTTTTCCGTCAACGGCTGGTATAATATTTTGTAGTGATTTTTATTAAATTTACCTAACTTGCACCTTATTTGAGACTTTATGAGATAGCCAAAATCAATGAGTTCGTTCATTGCATTATTTATTGCTTCACGACCAGATTTTACGTTATTTCTAATTTCGTTAACGTGAAATTCCCAACCATCGGGGCGACTAGCCATATAGATATAAACAGCCTTTGCAGTATTACTTATCTTGTTGTTTTGTATAAATTTGTTGCTTATTTGGGTAAATCCACACCCTTTATTTTCAAGATAATTTTCAGTGTTTTTTTTATTCATAATATTATCTAAAAATTATTATTATTATTTTGAATTAATCTCATACTGAATACAGTTCACATCAAAGGTGATGGTGTATGAGAGTTTCCCGTTTTCATCTTTTGCTTGAGTAAATGATAAATAACCAAAATCGATCAACTCTAAGATTGCTTTTCTTGCTTTATCCCTACCTATGCCAAGACCCTTGCTAATATCATTATTACAAAACCGCCAACCATTAGGACGGCTAGCAATGTAAATGTAAACAAATCTTGCAGTGTAGCTAAGCACCTGCTCTTCAATCAATTTATTACTAATTATCGTGTGTTTATTCTTATTTCTCATAATCTTATCCTTCTTATTAACTTTTAAAAAAAAGCGGAAGAGCGAAAAGTTATGAGAAAAAAACTCTTATCGGAAGGGGATCAATCCAACCTATCCGCCATGCTTGTACTATACGCTAAAAAGCCACAAATTGCAACAACAAATTAACTTTTTCTTAAGATTTCTTAACGAATTATTTACCCAATCTATACGCTATAAAACCCAATGTTATATACACCAAACAAAGCCTAAGCGTAACCGTTCACGGGCTTATCACACACGGTGATATAGATATATACTGATAAGCGATGTTTTGCACATTGGCAATAATACTATTGTTTTTGTTTTATTACCTTAATGTTAATCAAGTCATTGGCAGAAATGTTAGGAAAATACGCGAACGCTCGGGAGCTAATGTCCTTGCTGTGGCAGAATGCTTAGGTGTTACTAGGCAAGCAGTATCTTTGTTTGAAAAAGGTAAATTAACAATAAGTGTGGAAAATCTAAACAAACTGGCTAAATACTTTGAAATAAGTGTAACTGATTTTTACGAAGGTTTATACGTGCCAGAGAAAAAGTGATTTTTATATACCAAGTTCTTGGTAGTTAATCGAAAACTAGGGTAAGCTAGGTTTTTACACAAAAGATAGAAAAACACCCGAAATGAGTTCGCACGTTCACTTACCCCCAAAACCTATTATAGCAAAAAAGTACTAGATATCAAACCCTCTTTGCTTTGCATCTTCGAAAAACTCTTTGGAGCTGATAGTCTTTTCTTCCCCCGCCTCAATACTACTAAAAACCTGCTCAGCTTCATTAGCAAGGGTGATATCTTCGTAATCTTCATTAGCCATCTCTAGCAATACACTGGCTGGATAAAGCTCTTCTTCTCCATTATCAATTTTCCCAAGCACTCTTAAAGCAAAGTCTGCCATAAGCTTATCTTCACGCTGTTCTGTTATCTTCTTAGCCATAAAAAAAACCGCCTTAGAAAATTCTCCCAAAAAAACTAAGGCGGAAACAAAAATAAAAATATATATGAAGAGAGTATTGCCACACTCTCATCTACATTATACCACACTTATTAGCAATGTCAATATAGGGATAGACCGCCTAAGAGTAGGGATAGGTTTGTAGGCGGTCATAAAAAAGACTGCCTCCCATTTCTGGGGCTTACGAGGCAGTCTCTTACCTGAAAAACACACCTTGCAGAAAGGAGGAATGCAAGGCAAGGTAAGGAGATATTGAGAGGGTAAAAACCCAATACCTCAAAATCAATTTAACTTATCGTTTTTAGAAGTCAACAACTATTTATTAACAAACTACTTGACGTTTTGAAAAAAGCAACGTATTATTACCCTAAATAATAAGGATATATATTATGAACTTACCAACATATCTAATAGAATTTGAAAGCAGTGAATTTCACTTCATGGTTGCCAAGCCTCCAAAGAAGTACACCGACTATTGCAATGAGGTTTTAGCCAAAAATAAAGACATCGAGTTAGTAGATGCAATAACTCTATATACGCCACACTCAAAGCACCCTACTGAACGCATTGTAGGCGGTAGAGCGTTGTTAGTAGTACGCAAAGGTGAACATATAAGAGAAATAAGCTGGAGTTGTGGCTATCATAATATTGGTTACGTTGCGTATGCAGGTAGTTTATTGCCAAATAACAAGGAGGCTAAATAATGATACCAGTAGATTTTATATTATTAGTAGCACTTTGGGCTTTTATAATATACGCAATATTCGAAATTAATGAAAGAATCGAGGGTAAAGGCAAGCGAGCTTGTATGATACGTTTATGCTTTATCGTGCCTATGTATGGTTTATTTGCCATAGCTACTATATTAACAACCTTGCACCACATATGAGAAATTTTTTTTTAGAGCAAGCTGTTAAGATTTGGGAGCATATAGCTAAGCAAACGTGGGGGCTTCTATTTGGCATACTTGGTTATATGCTCCAAAGCACCCCCATGATTTCAATAGCTATCATATACTATATCTTAATAATATATGGATATTATCAAAATAAAAAAAGGTAAATAATATGAATACAGAATTTCAAAAGCAAATTGACTTAGCGGTTGGCAGAAAAATCAGAATTCGAAGGAAACTGCTAGGTTTAAGTAGAACACAATTAGCATTGCATTTAGAAGTTAGCACGCAACAAATACAAAAGTATGAGGCGGGTATGACATCTCTAAAAGTTTATAAGTTGTTGCAAATAGCTAGGGCTTTGCAGGTAGATGCAAATTGGTTTTTTGATCAAGAATTTTTAGATGATGATCAAAGAAATGATGTAACGTATACATTGATGAACGATGATAATATAGCAAGGCTAGTAACATGCTACTTAAAGATTGATCAAGCCGCACAAATTAGGTTAGTGGAATTTATGACTAGTATGACTAAGACCAACTGCCTGCAAAAAATCAATCATGGAGTTTTAGAGGATTAAATGGCAAAAAAGTCAAAACCAGAAAACTTTCCCGAAGTACCGATTGAAAAAATGACAGTGTCACAGCGGATAGGCTATAATATCTATTGTGCTAGGGAACTTCATCAATTAACTAGGGCACAATTAGCCAAACTCATGGACATAACAAGGCAATCAATCCAGCAACATGAAAAGGGTGAGATTATTAGGATGAACTATGAGTTTATAATAAGCCTGTGCAATATACTAAACATTGATTTGGATTACCTATTTAGTGGAACACCCATGACTAACCTAAAAATGAGTAGAAAAGACCTGATTAGTAGTCAAGATAGACAAGTAGTTCAATTGATAAAAGCCTTTAATAGGATTAAAAGCAAAAAAGATAAAGAGAATTTGATAAGGTTTGTAAAAGGTGTGACGGGAAAAGATAAAATCAGCACTGACAAACTGTATGCCATACTTAAAGAAGATACTTAAGCTTTTGAGGTATTAGCTTACCAGTCTCTTTAAGGTACTTTTTAACGATCAGAGTACCCTTAGAGCCTTTAAAAACAACCACTGGAGGGCTTCCTGCATAAGGCTGGGTTAATAGCTTCTGATCAATCAAGCCTACAATTTGTTGCACCTCTGAAACACCATTAACACATAGCTTAGAGTAATTGGCATGATCACTAATGTCTATTATGCTAACCTGATTTTTGAAAAAATGTAAAGCCTTCATCAGTAAGTAGGGGTGTGGTCAAGCCCCCTTATTAAAACGAGATTTTATGCAAAAAAAATCATAACCACAAGATTACTATATTGCAAGATTAGCAAATGTCAACTTGCAGTCTCTAATTCCTTAAGCCTTTGCATCGTTGCTGGACAAGTAGCTCTAGCCCTCAACCGCTCAATCTGATAGAGATTTACCTGTCTTTTTATCTCATGTACCTTCGTTCTTTTTTGCTTATCCCTAAATTGCTTTTCTTTTTTGATTTTCTCATTATTAGGGATTAAGTTTATCTTTTTATGTGCCTCTGACCTTGCCTCCCTAGGGGTTAGCATATATGCATAAATATCTTTATTACCATTTAAGTGATTTTGCACCGTTCGGGGGTGCTTGCCTAAATAACGTGCAAACTCTTTGCAGTTGAACTTTTTACCATTCTTATTATAAAAAGACTTTGCACTCTCTAAAATCTCACTTTCAAGGTATGCTTTATCTTTTTTGTCGCCGAAATGCATACTATGATTGTTGTTTATTATTATTTTTCATATATTTTGAAAATGGGCTGGGTGTGTCGTCAATCCAGCCCTTAACTTCCTATTATCACATATTACAAAAAAGAACAATAGCTGTACTAAACTAGTTGACTTATACCTTACTATCTGATATCTTGGTATTATCAAATAATAGGAGTTTAGTTATAAAGAAGTTATTAATATTAGCTATGTTGGTTTTTTTGGTTCCAAAGGCTAATGCTAGTGAATCTGTGCCAAGGATCGAGTATCCAACAAACGGTGATTGTTTAGTAGCAATTTTCCAAAGTCCAATTGGTAAAAACAAAAGTCAGAATTTTTTAAATGCTATTCAAGAAAAACTTGAAGAGGGATATATTGCTAAGAGTGGTATAAAAGTAAGTGGGCGGCTTCCAAATGGTAATCAAAATATCTACATCGATTTATTTAAGCCAGATTGTGGCAGAATTTCGTTTAGTTACTGGCTTTTATTGTCAATAGCAATTGCTATTGTTGCAATACTAGCATTCAAGTTCCGTGGTTCATTTGGATCACGTGTTCATAGCAAAGTTTAATTTTCTATCATTCGCTTGTAAATCTGGTTGAGAATTTCACGGTTTCCCTTAATATCCTCAGCCAGTTTTTTTAATTGGTGGCTTGTAGCAGTCTCATAGATCGCTAGTTGCTTGTCTATTTTGTTTATCGCATCTTTTAAAGAGCCTATTACTTGTTGTAATGTAGCAATCTTTTCTTCTGCTTTAACAAGACTTTGCCTTAAATATTCGTAGTCTTTTTGCACGTTGGCAAGATTAGTGAGAAGATAAAGAACAATGGGTGCTGTTATGGCGAAGATAAGCCCAATAGCCAAAAATTGGCGCTTACCTAGCTTATCAAGTATGCCTAGTGACATAAATTACTAGATTTAGTTGGTAATACTACTAACGCCTGCACTTAATCTACTTTGGTAAGGTTTCTTTTTACCATTAGCACTGCCCTGCTCTAGCTTTTGTGCAAGGGCGTTAGATCTCCCGAGTGCCACTTTGTCAACTGCTGTTGAAAGTGTTTTAGCAAATCTAAACTCTGAAAAGCCTATATTTACGATACTTTGTGTTTCATCGGTTTGGCTTGTTTGCATTGTAAAAGATTCAATATGCATGTTTGTAAAAAATCCCACACGTGTTTTTATTGATACTAAAGTCTTGGTTTTCCTTATCCCTTGAATAAAAGCTACTAATTTTTGTTGCCTATTACCGATTATACGGCTCTGTGAGTTACCATAAATGTTATCAGTGGGGGTTACCTCCTCATTTTGCTGATTAGGTCTCTCTGCCTCTTCTATGTGCCTCTGTGCTTGTTTAGTACCTGCACTATCTTGTTTATCAACCATGGCTTCTGGCTGGTTGTTAAATCTATGCTCCTCGGGTTGCCCTTTGGTCGGTGTAGTATCTGGTCTTAAGTTTATATCTGATACTATCCCCATCAATTGTATGCGTGTTTTCTCATTAGTGATGTGATCATTAATAGTAGAATTGTCCTCCACGATATGATCTGTTGAACTAGAAGAGAGATCTATTACTTCATCTTGTAATAAATCTAATACAAAGCCACCAAAGCTAGTTCTTAGCGTTGGGGCTATATAGGCTTTGTTTGCCTCTGTGGTTAGTTGTGCATATGTCGTCATCTATCTCCTCCATTAGCGAGTTGTTGTGAGGCTTGTTGGTATTGTCTTTGTAAGACTTGACCCATTGAATGAGCATTTATGGCATTGCTTGCCCCCTCAACATGTATATCATTTTTAATCTCAATCTTTTGGTTGCGAGAATTGTTAGTAATAGATGACGGCAATGTAACGGGGTTTTGAGTAGCTCTATTAAGGGCTGGTAACATATTATTTCTTTGCCTTTGATTAAGTTCAGCAAGTTTTTCTTCTAAAAGTCTAACCTTCAACGGACTACCAGTCCAAAAATTATCTACATCGGCTCTTTCCTCTGCCAATTTTTGTTTTGTTTCCGCAATTTCCTCTGCTAGCTCAGCATTAGTCGTAACAAGATTAATCCCTATTTTTTCAAAAATAGGATCAAAAACATTTTCTACCAAATAACGCCCTATCTCATAGAATATATCAAAAAAGCCCTGTTTTAAGCTATCAAATAACGCTGAAAAGTCTACATTTTGCAAACCCTCCACCATGTCACCAAATAAAGACTTACCACCTTGAAAAAATACAAATAAATCTTCAAGTATTAAAAATGGCAGTATAAACTTAAACATCACCACCATTAGTCTTTTGAAAACTACACTTAGACTAGTTGCCAGCAACTTAATACTGGTTAACCCAAGCATTACCTTTCTTAATCCACCACTAAACCCAAGCAATGAAGCTAATGCACCAGCACCAAAGGCTAATGTCAATGACGTTGCGATTGCTCCTATGATAGGATCCATCTCATTAAACACACTTAGTATGTTAATTAATGGCTTCACAACGGCTTTAATGGCTTTTACAAGCACTTCAATGGCAGGGGCTATGGCTTCCACCAGCATATCTTTTAACAACCCAAAACTGGCGTTCATGTCGCCTATGCTACGTGATAGATTATTTAGCGTCTCTGTATTCTTCCCAGTCCTAACAAGCGATTGTGCAAATGCTCTGCTCTCCGCTGTGCTTTTTTGCAACGCAGTCACTAAACTAGCGTCTAAACCTAATTGCTGACCAAAATTAACTACTTGGTTTTGCCCAAACTGTGCCTTAATTTCTGGTATCTTAGCCTTAAATTCTTCTATAACATCAAAGGCATCTCTATTGCGTGGATCAATACCTAACAGCTGAAATATACCAGTATCACCTTGACCAATAGCAATATTACTCAGGTTATCCTGTATGGCTCTAACACTACCCTCTATGGCTGTTGGGTCAGCATTTATATCAAGGCTATTTGCTTCAGCCTGTAACAGCTGTAATTTGTCAACTGCTAGCCCCGTTTGATCTCCAAAGGCTTTTAGCTCCGCACTGCCACCCCTTACCATGTCTTGTAGGTTAGCCATGGCGGCGATAAATGCCGTTACACCTGCTATTGCCCCCAGTGTTTTAGTCTGAAAACCTTTCAGCTCTGTTGACGCTTTCTCCAAGCCAGCTGTATCTGTTTTAAAGCCTATCTCTGCAAATAACTCACCTATCTTCATTTAATCCCCTTAGGCTTGTTAAGTTCAAAATAGGTTGCCTCATAGTCATTTATGAAATTCTCGTAATGAAACGCATTTAGCACCAAATCATAAGGCACTTCATACAAGATTTTATCTACATCACCACCATAATAACCTGCCTTAGCAACTTTACAAGCTATTAACATAGCGGTGTCGTTAACAACTACTTCTGGAACTTTGTCGCTAGGTCGCTTAAACGAGTTTTTAACATGACAAAAGGGTTCTCTGGCAAAAAATCCTTAACGTTTGCCTCCGCCACTATTATTAACACCTCTATATAATCTTTGCGTGCTTTCACATCTTCAAAAGTGCCTTTTGTTAAGTTTTGGTTGTTATACAAGCAACCTTGAAAACATGATATAATTTCGTTTTGCACCTTACTATCACTAATAATTTTAGAAAGCCCACTAATTAAAATTGGTGCTATATCTGCATCACTAGTTGCTTCTCCTAATAGCCCCCCTAATCTATCAATTATGGTGTTTGTTAAAGTGTTAGCCTTATCAAAGCTAGCTTTTTGCACCCTCAAAGTATTGCCACTCTGTAAAGTTATTTCTTCACCTAATTTTGTCGTCATATTCTATACCTTATTGAAAAGTTATTTTTACTTCACCAACCACGAAAGTAAATTCAATCTGACCGTCCTGATATTCTTCCGATGAATTAGCACCAGCATTAGAAACAGTCTTTACTGACATTGATCTGAGTTCATGGCTAATGGTAGTTCTTATGCCATCTTTGAATTTCGTTTGAGTATAAGAGCCATTAACTATATACATGCTTGGAAGTAAACCTTGGGGGTTTCTTGCCCTCTCTGCAAGCCGTGATAACTCCCTGCCATCAGTGCTAGCCTTATAAACGGTAACTTTAAGTTCACCCATGTTGCCCTCAGCATTACGGGTGTAAATCAGTGAACCATCAAGCCCTTTAGTAGCATTGATAGCCTCATTGGGTAATGTCAAATCAATTGCTCTATCCTTTCCAAAAGAAGTGATATTTCTGCCGTCAATAATTAAAGTTTCATCACCTGTTACATATGTACTCATGTTTATACCTCAAATGTTAATATTGCATCTACCTGTTCAATACTACCAGCAAGCTTATATGCCGCTTGTATTAGTTGGGCTTTCCTTAGCTCCCTGTCAACTTGCGGTTGCTCACTAATAGGCTGTGAGAAAATATAGTAGCCGTTTTGAGTTATCGACTCTAGCATCGTTTCATCATCACCAAAGCGATCGCCGTTCCACTGTAAACCCGTGCCAATAACTCCATTGGTTACAAACTGATCAAAAACACTTCTTAAAGCCGCTTTTAGTACGTCCATTCCTGCTTCTGTTTGTGGAACTTTAGTATTAGTTCTTCCAATAGCATTAAACAACGCCACCTGAGCCTCAAAGCCTAATGCTAAGTTATCCCTTACAACATCATGATACTGGTTAGCACCTGATAACCTAATGCCATTTCTGCTACCGTACGATACGTAATAATCAACGCCTTTGGCTTTCAAATCATTAGTTAATGTTGCGGTGAATTTACTTGGCGATGCCGTTCTGATAATCTTAGTAGCTAACGTGTTAGCAGTCCTTGAACCATCATAATTAACGCTAGCATGTCTACTTACCGCACCAGCCATTAATTTATGTAAATTATCTAAGCCTTGGTTATCATAAAAAATCTGTGTTTTTCTGTTGCTAGCCTGTCTAATGTTCTCAGCAAGCCCCGCAACTTCACTCTTAGAGGCTATGCCATAAAACAAAATCCTTTTCTTTGCTTGAATGGCTGTTGCCAAAGCCTCAACAACTGCCCCCTCCATGCGTAAATCTGTTAAAACATTCACATAGTTTGTAGCTGTTTGCTCGTTGTCATCAATACGAGCCATAGCTTCGACAATCGTCTCACCAGATGCATTTACCCCCGCCGGTGCTGTTGCACCACTTTCGTTTAAATAGTTAGCACCAGATATGTCAGTAGGAGCTCCGTTATCTGTTATTAAAGCAATAAAACTAGAAGATCCGTTGCTTCTACTGGTAATCGTTATCTTGTTGTTAGCATAACTAACATCAACATCAACCAGCTTTTTTTGTATCACGCTAGCAACATCAGCGAGGCTAGTTGTTGCTGTAAAGTCTAGGTTTCTTAATGTTGCGTGGCTACCATCTACATTAACTTTTAAACCACCATCACTAACAGCTTGAAAATTCGCTAGGTTAGCGGATATATCTGCTGTTTCTAGCTTACCACTTGTTGCACTTACTGCATTATTAAGAGGGGCAAAAAACAAGTTCCCATTACCCATGCGGATAGTTGTATCCTGCGCAAAAATTGCATCAGCCATCTTTTTAGCAGTGCTGTTAGTACCATAAATAGCACCTACCTGACTAGCACTTGTAATAACCTCATAATCATTAATACTGTCCGCTTGCTCTGTGCAGAATACTATCGTATCATTCACATTCGCTGGTTGCAAACTAGGCTGTGTTCCCACAACCGTAAGATTTATCACTTCATTTAAAGCATTATTACTCATACGTTAACCTCTATATCTGGCGTTTTATTATTATCATCTTTAACAACAGCTTGAAAACTAGTGTATATCGCATTAACACTCGGGTCAATCGCTTTCACCTTTGTATTGCCAACGAAACATCTAATATCCATTGTGTATCTTAGTAAATTCTGCCCGTCTAATTCTTCTGAATTGTCCACAAAAGATTCTGGATACTTAACAATCTTTATAATGTTTTCATCTTGGGCTTGTTGAGAAGCTAAGCTATTTAAAGCTTGCAACACTTCATATTTTCTCGTGAACAAACTATCAGTAAAGTTTTCAGTTACCATGCTATATATATCAATCGTGATCAATTCCTCAACGCTGATAGCCGTTTTCTCAAAAAGATTATTGTTTTCATCTTCAAAAATACTACTCTCAGATGAATAAGGTGTTGACGAAGTTAAACCAATAGCACAATAAATAAGGTCTGGTTTATCTGGTGATTTGAAATTGCTATTCATTATGTAGACTTGCTCGTCTGGCAAATCCATATAATCTTTAATCAAATTTCTAATTATTACAGGTGCATATGTCATATAACCCCACTTTCTGATACTGCATGGTACTTACAAAAATGCCCCTTAGTAAAACCTAGTATACTTTCAACTCTATATCGATCACCATCATACACAATCATATCATTAGTTGATCCTACCACCGCTGTTGTTTCAATGTAAACATTAATCCAGCGTCTTTCTCTTAACGCTTCTGGTTTAACCAGTATAACACTAGCCTCTAAGGGTTGCACAACGGCTCTCACGTTATGCACCACCTCTTGTGTAGTGTAAAACCCGTCTTGAATAGTTTGCAACCGCTGCATTAACTGAATATCAGTTTCCCATTCTTGAAAAACACCCTTCATGTTTGGAAAACCAATATCACTAATCTTTTTTTTACCAGATATTATCTTACGTGCCACTAGCTACCACCTTACTTGTTATTGATCTTCTTAACTGCCCCGTATCAATCAAAGGCTTATCACTTCCCTTAACCTCTAAAGTCTTAGGCTTTAATCTAGCCCAAGTTCCATAACCATTATTACGAAATGCCCCTAAAACTATTGCTTCAGCTTTAACCCCTAACAGCTCTAATGCTAAGGTTGCATTACCCTCACTTAATGCCTGCTTAACAAGTATATTATCTTGTAACACTCCCAACAATTTATCAGTATTCTTCCGTAATGGTACTCTTAAAAAACTACGTGCTGGTATTTTACGAGCAATAGAGCCGAATTCGTGCATTCTGCCTATCTCCACATTAGATAGACTATCACCCCTACGCCTTTTGCCACTACCCAATATGCCAACCCTTACCTTACCAGCATTTTTAAGCTGATTTGCAACTTTCTCTAACCCTCTTAAATCTAAATTGACGCTAGAAGACACTGGCTATCTGTATATTACTACCTACAACACGAGGGTCTAATAAAGCAAGGTATGACTTGCCATACTGATTACCATCTAAATAGTCATATGAACTACCATCTTGCACCCCTGTATAGCTTACAGAAACACCATCAAGGCTCTTGCTTGCCATACCACCAGTACCACCATCTAAACCCCTCTCACTGGCTCCTATGTGCCTTACAAGGTAAAAAGCCCATAACAATAAATACGCCTCTTTTTGATAATCAATAGTATCACGCCCAAAAGCAACAGAATGATAATCACCAATTGCCAATGTTCTACCAATCTCTAAATCTTGATCAGAAATATAATCATCAACATATTCATTCGTTAGCAATTGCCAATCATTAGACGGTAAAGCCACGGGGTTATCTACCTTAGCCTTGTAAAACTTCCCTGTATCACCATAGTAAACTACATCACCAACAAAATAGCCTTTCCCTTGATCATAAACTGGCAGGTATAAGAAATCTCTCTTATACCTTGCCTTAAAATCCTCAAGTGTTATTAATGCTAAATCTATAGTCACTTTTTCTTGGACTTGCCTTGCAATCCTGCAAGCTCGGCTTTTAATTTAGCAATCTCAAGGTCTTTGCTTTTCACATCTTGCCTTAACTGCTCTTCAGTTCTCTCTGCCTCAAGTTTATCAGGAAAAATGCAATCATAAGAGGCTAATATCTTCTTAGCCTTTTGATCAAGATTATCAACGTAATTAATGCCTTCCACGATAGTTAAGGTTCCAACTTTAATCGGGTTACCACTTCGGTTGTCTACAATCGTTCTCGTCATAAAAGCTCTCCTAAGAAGTGTGATCAAAGTAGGTTACTTCATGCTTACGGAAAACATCTAACCCACCGTAGGCAGCCGTCGCTACACAAGTGAAGTCATGACCATTAGCAGTATGATATGCACTAGTAGTATAGTTCCTTTGAACGTGCATTTTCATAGAAAGCGGATCGTTTCTATATAAAACATAACGATTTTTGCCATTACCACCTAACACATTAGCATTTCTAGCTTTATCGGCATAAGCTAACTCTTTAATCTGAAAGTTTTGGTTATTAAACCCATCTTTTAGCAATGACAACAAACGGTCATACTTAGAAACTGTAACACCAAATTCTGTGCCAACACTTGTAGCCTTTAAACCCCTAGCCTCCTTTGGTGAAATTACCAAAGTGTCAGGAAACGAGAGGTTAACCTCCTCTAAGTTACTAGCAACGCTGTTAATAATGTTAGTTACCGTTGTGTTTAATTGATCTAAAGTTAGGGTATATAAAAAATTACTAATTGTCGACGTATCAACAGTAACACCACTTTGATTTAACAAACCCTGCAAGTCTTCAACACCTAGAAAAGCCGCTTTCTGAACATCTAACTGAAATTGCCTAAAAGTTTCACTTTCTTTCAACCTAACAAGGTCAATAGATAAAGTTTTACCAGCCTTAGCCCGCTCAATCTCAGTTCTACTATAATTGATGTCATACTCCCAATCAATAGTCTTGTAAGTAGCTTCACTCATAGACGCATCAATGGTGTTTCTTTGCGTACCTTTGCGAGATTTTGAAACAACACCAGACTTGTTACCTTGTGCCTCAATAGCAAATATCTTATACTCACTAGCATATGCCCCTATTTCACCACTTCCAACAGGCATAAAATCTGACGGTGTGATTTCATAGTACTTTTGCTTATAAATATCCGTAACAAGATGCGTGAAGTTACTGCCTATGCCTCGAACATAACTAGTATTAGAGTTTGTAAAACTGTTATTAAACATTGAAGAAAGGTTTTGTCCTTTATCCTCAAGCCATTTTAATTCATTTGCGTAAAAATCCATTTTCTATATCTCCTTAAATAATCTTATTTCAATAAGGTCACCATCAGCACCAGCAATTTCACGAGTAAAACCAACCACTTTGTTAGTTCCACCAGTTGTAACAACTTTTTCACCGTTAGCACTTACTTCAACACCAACATTGATAGCAATTGCACCGCCTGCCTCAACAATTATAGTCTCACTATCCAACAGATCTACAACCTCTATTAAATCATCAACAGCAAGTGCAACATCTTCATCACGCCCAATGTTATTAGATAAAACACCAAAAGCAACATCACTAGCACTTGCAATTGGTGCAACAACCACCTTGCCATTTTTTACGCCAGTTGCTTTTACAAATTGCCCTGCTTTATAAGTGCCGTTAGCACCAATTATAACGGGTATTTGTAAAACATTTTGCCCTTTGCTTAAAGCTCCTTTTGCATGATCTGCATAAGAATCAAATCTATTTTGTGTAAATGCTGTCATTGTTAAAACCTCTCGTTTCCAATTTTATTAAAATCAACCGCTTCTGGTCGATCGTTATTGTTTATAAATCCTTGAGAATGCCAATCTGCACCATCGCTCACCTCGTTAGTAAGCTTATCTTTTTTTTCATTCTCTTTTTTGTCTTTTTTAGATTTTTTCAAGAATGCTGAATAGGCATTAACAAGTTCCTTGACCGTCATTTCTTGATCATTAACAGTAACCTTTTCATTCATGAAATCTGGCTTCTTTTTTTCAGGCTCTTTTGCCTCGTTCTCTTTTTTGTCTTCAGGCTCTTTTTTTTCCACCTTGTCGACATCATTTTTTATTGTTTCTTCAGTCATATGCTCACTTTCAGAGTTATTATCAGATATTTTATCTTGACCTTCACCCTCTGGCAATACCTTTTCACCTTTAGAATTTAGCATTTTTTCATCTAATTGCTTCTTGTAAGCTAAATATTCATCTTCAGTAAAAATCTTTGCCTTTTCATAGCGAGGGTTTTGCGTTAATGCCATATGAAAAAAGCTACCATCTAATACTTCTTGTTCGTAAACAATAGAGTTATGAGTGCCACTACCTGCTTTGTTAGTAGGAGTATATCCATTACTTACTGACCAGCCTTGATTAATAAGCCTATCTGCTTCATCATCACAAATTAACATCTTAGCATGTAAATAACCATCGCCACTACAATATTTGCTGTCTGCAATCCGCCCTACCTCTTTTTGAGTGCTGTTATCATCAACATGACCAACATAAATAGGTACTCCCACAAGCGAAGGAGCCATTTTTTGCATGACCTCGCTAGTTACAAGCACATTACCTTTAACAGCAGGATTGTTAGCATACCCTGTTAAGCCTGCTGTCATATGCTTACAGTAGTAAACCTTTGCACGCTCGTTAGCGTTTGTTATTTTCATATCGCAATTATCCTAAATGTTTACGATCTGTCAACTACTTTCATCAACAAGTGGTCTTGCTACACAAAAACAACGGAAGTCTTCGCCCGGGTGATTATACCTAGCAGGTAACCCCCTCGCAACTTCACTCTGATTGCTAATTGGTGGGTTATCCCAACTAAATATCTGACCATCTAAACTCTCATGATCTTCCCTTACCCTATTATTACCCGTTGTATCCCACACATAACGCCTTATGCCTACTCGCTTATAGTTTTCCTCTTTATACTTACTAACTAGTAACCCAGTCTCTTGACGTGCTATAAAAGCCGCTCGCTTCTCACTAGCTTTTAGTTCCTTCCTAATCATATCCACGAAGCTTTCAGCCCTAGTGCCATCTAGCCCTCGCTCTGCTATCTTTTTACGCAACTTAATCACAGTATCATTAGATGCTTTCTTGATACTAAGATTAACATTCTCGATATATCTCTTAGTTAACTGCTCCTCAATATCGGTAGTCGATGTTGCCTCTATACCCATCTTATTTAGTGATTTGGATATCTTCTTGTTCAACTGATCAATCGTACTGCTTGGTGATACATCAAAGTTAGACGTATCAAAACTTAACGCTTCTAAATACCCCTCAACATTAGTTAGCAACCTTTCAGCGTTTGCAGTGCCTACCAGTATAGCTGACCTATACGCTGATAAATCAGTACTGCTGATATCCTTTAGCTTATAAACTGGCTGTCCTGCCACTCTGCCATACTCTGCCCCTATCTTACGCAATGCCTTTGTAATCGATGCACTAAATTTACCCCTAAAAGCACCATCTTTATATATAATCTCACCTGCACGTAACGCACGCAATAAATCATCATTATCATTAAACAAATCCCGATCTGTGAACTCGCTAATGTCTATGATAGGTCTAAATATCTGATCATATAAAATAGCCTTAATCTCATCAGCCTGCTTAGCGTGCATAGCCTTTGTGATCTTGATCTTGTCACCTAGTTTCATGACTAGATTTTACAGCATAAGCTTAACTTGTAAACATACATTAACTAGATAATATAGAAACCTTAGTTTCTTTACTGACCACCTTTTCAACCTTAGCACCACACTTAGAGCATTCATAAATCTCAATTTGATTATGATCATGCCAGCAAGCAATATCACCATTATGTAAACGTACACAAGCAGGATATCGTTCTCTACTATAGCTTAACCCCTTTCTATGACCAACAAGCTTTAAATCATGTTTACAAAACCATTCCTTAAGATATTGCCTAAAAGGTTTAGGCTTTACATTACCATAAGACCCATTATGTCTATTTATTGCCATACTCTAATAGTTCCTTTACTTTTTCTTTTAATTCCGAATGTATTTTAAGTTTTAACTCATAAAGTTGCATCTCATGCAAGCTATGGTTATTTTCCGTAACATAAGGCACTTTACAATCCCGCCAATCTTTAGCAGTGTTGTTCATGTCTTTTGAAACATCATCAAGCACTAGCAATAAATCATTTAATTGTTCTGCGTCAAGTTTATGTAGCTGGCTTAATCCAGTAAAAAAATCAAACAGTTGTTCATTAGTCATGATATGTTACCCATTCAAATTGCGGAAAGTATGCAACGTTTTCACGATAAATAATACGATAACACGTTTTTAAATAATAAATCTGTGTTTCTGCTTCCAGTTGCTTAAAATGAACCAAAGAGACGGGGTCGCTCTGCTGGTTAAAAGATATTGCATGAGAGGTTGTATTTAAAAGAATTTTTAAATCTTCCTCGTAAGTAGAATTATGTTCCAAAAAACTACCATAAACAAAATCATCAATTTTCGGCTCTAGTTCTTCATTGTGTTCAGAATGAAGGTAAAAGTCTGGGTGATTTTCTTCACCGATATACAAGTCCTTGAAATCAACTTGCTTTGTAGTAAAGTGATTGTCTTTTGATGATCTATATTGCATCTGAATAAGTCCGTTTCCACATAAGAATAGATAATCTACACGACATAAACCTATATCTTTTATGTCAACCAGAACCTTCCATTCTGAATTATGGGCAAGAATTGCTTGTTGTATATCTTCTAATTTAGCGAGTTTTTGTTTAGTCATTAGGAACCTGAATTTCGTTATAATCAAACCAACCGATTAAGTGTGTTTCTGTAGCGATTCTTTCATCTTCATTAAACAAATAACCTTTATCGCAAAACTCAAAACCATCACAGTAAAAGCGATCTTCCAGCCACTCACAATCTTTTATGCCACCAAATTTTACCTCTTCGCAACCATCTTCATATTTGTTACCATCAATAAAACTAAATGTAGGTATATAAATAATACCCACCTTAGCATACACAAGAAACCTGCGATTTTTTGGGGCGGTATTTATTGGCTGCCAATTAGGGTGTAATGTTTTTTTAGTCATTACCCACCCCCCTCACAAACACAAGGTTTATCCCATATAATGTCTATTACACCATCAATAAGAAAAACGGAGATAGAAAGTAACAAAGTACTAATAACAATACCCATAGCTATTAAACAAATATTTATTATAAAAAAAACAAATTTATCAGAATCAATCTTACTCATACTAAATACCCCATCATATCATAACATATTAAGAATAATGCTAACGCTGTAAACGTTCCTATAAGCAGACACGTTATACCTAGTAGCCAATAACGTACACCATTTAGAAAGTTCTCCACTTTATCTGGCTTTGCCATATACTACCTCCTATACCTTACTTGCTTATCTGCTAAATTAATCTTTTGAGAGTAATACATATCACCCTTTCTATAGGTAACAATACCACCCTCCCACGTAATCTCATCAGCAATGATGCTAGGCAAGTCTTTAGCTTTAACCCCTATTTTCCTCTCTATCTCTTCAAGCTCTAGCCGTTCCTTCTCAAAAGAAATTTCAGATACTTTTAAATCCTTTTTTATCTGCTTTATCTGTGCATCGTATCGCCTTTTCCTAAAAAATGACATGTATTGATCGTAATGCACCTGTTTTAATTCCCTGTCTGCCAATCTACACTATTTGCAAGCCGTGCCAATACATCACGTTGCTTTACTAAGTCGGGATCAATTTGATAGCTTTTAGTATAGGCTTCTTTTGCATCTTCGTATCTTTCGACATCTTCATAACACACTGCAAGCATGTAAAACAGCTTTGCCTTATGTTTTGCACTAAAAAGCCATTCTTTTTCAAGGAGTTTTTCATAACTAGCTAATGCCTCATTATGTTTATCAGTCATGAAATAAACTAATGCTAAACTTTCTAACGCTTCTAAAGAGTCTCTCTCCCTTGTATCTAACTCAATTGCTTTTTTATAAGCTGCTATTTTTTTATCTAAATCATCACTTGTATTGTATGCCTCAGCAAGCCAGTAATAAGACGTTGTGCTAGGGCTTAACTCAACTGCTTTCTTGTGGCATTCAATGGCTTTTTCTTTCTCCCTCCAAAGGTTATAAGCTTTCCCTATCTCTGTATAATAAAAACCATAGTTTCCCTTTACTAAATCCGTAATTTTTGGATAACTGTAATGTTTCTCAAAGTTAGGAGTTAAATTAATTAAATCCCTATATTTATTTATGATATCTTGAATGATGTTTTGCTCTGTCGTCATAATATATCCTTATTTTTTGTTACTTAACTATAACATTGCAAGATTTACTTGTCAAGTGTTAGTTACTTGTTTTGCATAAGACGACATCTCTTCATATTCCTCTTTAATTTCTTTTATCTTTGCCTCTATTTCATTAAAGCAAATTTCATTATCATCATTGCTATCAATATGTTTTTTGTCTTTAAATGCACGAAAATAACGAAACTCCTTTCCCGTCTCAGAAATCATTGTTGTAATTAATTTGTACTCTATTATCGCCTCTACGTCTGATAATTCATGTGTATACTTATAGAGTCCTTGTCCTTCAATGACTAACAATGAGTTACGTTTATAATATTTATATACTGGGTCGTAATATTCAGCGCTAGAGCTAAGATACGAACCTTTACCATCTTTTAAGATGATCTTTAGACCGTCTTCCATTTTGTATTTTAGTATGTCTTCAGTCATATATTTTCCTATTATTTGTTAACTTTAACCTAACATAGCAAGACTTGCTTGTCAATAAGGAAATATACTACTATAACGTTATGCCTAAAAGGTCATGGTTATTCACCGCTTCTGTATATTGATCTTCATCTATTATGCCATCATTAAGGGTTTTTGTTAACCTATCGAGATGTGCTGTTTTGTTGGCTTCCATTTCAGCATCTGTGCTTTCTCTCATAGATGGAAATTCTATCTGTAAATCATCGAGATAATCGATATCAAAGAGGAACTTTGCCACTATGTTTGTACATTGCATCATAGAGGGCTTGGCTGCCTCTCTGACTTCACCATTTACTAGGGCGTTGTATACCTCTAGTTGGTCTTGTGTTCCCCCTAAGCCACTGCCGCCTTCTTGGTTACCTGCTAGCTTTTCTGCTGGGATACCAGTTGTCATATAAAGCATTTTTCGCATATCTGCTTGTGCTTGGCTTATACCTGCAAAGTCTAGCGTATCAGTTACAAATTCATCATCTTTATCTAATAGCATAACACTGCTGGCATTGCGTTGCGTTGCTATGCGATTTAACATCTCACCAATTAGCTGGTTAGCATTGGGTTGCTTACGTATTTTAGAAAGGTCGGCAATTTTAAGCTTATCTATCTTAGCTTTGGTGATAAAGTCTAAAAAAGCTTGCTCTTGCTTTTTGTAAAGCACTAACCCCTCACGTATATGCTCTAAGCTGGAGAATCCCCACCCTTGAGTTATGGAATAACCTTTCCTTGATTTTGGTAAATTACTAGCAAATGGCACTAGTCTAGAAGGGTGGAACGATACGCCATTGTAAGATAAATTAGTGGCGTTGTTTATCTTCATTGTAATAGTCGATAGGTTCGCAAATTTATTATGATCGTTAACGCTTGAAAAATCCCATCTACTAACAGCTTTGATCAAATCACAGTCTTTAAAAGATATAGGCTTTCTGTTAGCATCGTTGCTCTTGCGATCATAGCTACCAAATACTAAGATAGAGCCACCGTACAATCTACTAAGCTTACATGCTTCCTTGATTTGCTCGATAATACCTCTTTTTTGCATCTCTGAGTAGAGAGTTGAAATCTGACCTTCAGATAAAGAGGGTGTTCTAACCTTAAACCCATCTTTGAACGCATCATCTACTGGCTGGTTAACATATCTTTTTACAATGGGGTTAACAATTTCTAAGTTAGATAGCACCTCGTAGTCACAAGTAATGAAATCGCTAGGCGTCATGCTAGCAATAGTAGATATATAATCTATGTTGCTAGTAGCATAAGATTGAGTGCCTGTATCATGATGATAGTTGCTGTTCTTAAAGCCGTTTATTGCATTAACTATTTTACTGTACATAATCACTGGGGTGTACATCGCTTCGCATCATATCTTCCCAAGCATATCTTAGGGCATCAATGCAATGATCATCACCGTCTTTTATTTTAGGCAAATACTTACCCGTTATTTTGTCTTCAGCATATCGATAGTTATTAAATTCATCAATAGTATTCTTGCAACGAGGGTGTATGTATATCTTATGAAAGAGCTTTAAGTATGATATGCCAGCCACTACGCTATCCTTACCTTTTTTAGCAGGGTCTATATTAGTTAACCCTTTATTGAGACATTCTGCTATCATGGTAGGGTTAGAGCTATCAGCAATGATATTCCACATGCCTGCACCTTCAAAAAGCCCGTCCATCTGCTTAAATTCTTCCACTACTTCTTCCACTAGGTTGCCCTGCAAGTAAATTTCATCACTAACATATAAATCATTCCCTATGGCAAATGACTTGATCAGCGTTGTTGCATCATTAAAGCCCCAGTCTGCACCAAAAAAAGGTTGACCATTATACATCTGACTAGTAGGCGGTGTTGCAAACTCCTTAGCCTCAAACTTATTATGGAACACCAGCCCCTCTGGTGTACCTACTGGCTCGCCTAGCCATACATTTCTGTATTTGGGGTTATTAACTGCTTTTAAATGCTCTGCTTGTTTTTTAGTACCTTCTGATATTATACCCTCGGGCAAATCGTTGTAGTTTTTATGCCATTCCCTAGCGTTATAAAAATTCTTTGTGATGTTTTGGTTAATCCAATGCTTAGGATTAGGCGGGGGGTTATAAGTATAAATACTTATGACTTTTTCAGCATTTCCCCTCTCACAAGTAGCTCTAATGTTCATAGCTTTATCAACACCTTGATTAACTTCTTGGAATTCATCAAACCATATATAGCCATAATACTTGTTTTTATTAGCAGTTGTTAAACCCTTGATCTTTTCAGGTTCGTTTGCTCCAGCAAAAGTAATGAGTTGACCTGTATCTTTAAAAACTATCTCTAAAGGTTGCAATTTACTTTTAAAACTCTTTTCAAGTATAGCTTCATCATATTTTCGCTCTGCCATTTCTCCCGAATAACCATTAAATCTAGTCTCTATCATTTTTGCCAAACTTGAAGAATGCATTTCATCGATAAATGATATAGCCTTTTTAACCTCGTTATATACAGACTTTCTTAAGTGTGCAAAATCATTACGCAAACACAAAGCATTACTATTGGGATCTTTAAATAAATTTAAGATACACATCAACGCACTAAATACCGTCTTGCCCGATTGCCTACCACCCTTTACAAAATAATGAGAATATTCATTAGTAAGCATATAAGCACATAAAGGGTGATAAGGCTCTAATATCAATTTACTAACATCTACCTTAACACCAAGATTGACATCAGCCATATACTATTCTTTTATCTTTAAACCGCTAACATCAAAAACAATAGGCGTAGTTTTCTCAATACCCTTATGATCTATAGATTGCGTAGGCTTACCTTCTGCTGTATCTCTAATAGCATTAAAAGCTGACACATCTTTGTCATGAATAGCTTTTTGTGTAATAGATGAAAGCATTAAATCTGATACTGATACCTCTTCTGGTAGCAAACCTAACTGTGTTGCTATTCTCTTTGCCTCAGCTGGATCAAGCTTAAGAGCTTCACTTGCTAACAACTCTTGAGCTAGGTCTTTCATCTTTTTTCTACGTCTTTTTGCCTCAACACTAGCCTTGCCACCCTTGCTACGTATTTCCCTCTGCTGTTCCTCTGTTAGGGTAGCAAATGGTCTTAGGTTCTTATTATAAGTCATTTCAACCTCTAGTTAGTAAAACCCCGTGTTTTTTGGCACTTTTAAAAATACTATTCAACCCTAGGTGTACACACTGTTTCATTACCCTACTACCACCCAATCATCAGCTAGTAGGTCTAGCGTTGATAAACTACCTACTGCTACTTTACTGTGAGTGTTTCCTGAAGGCAAGAATAGATATAGTTCATTATCTTCAACAAGATAGTAAGTATCATTAGAGCTATTAGCTAGCCTATTGTACTTTACTCCATGCCTCATGCCTGTTAGGGCTGTATCGAAAGTGTGTTTGTCAGTCATTTTTTAATTTCTCCAATTTATCACTTTGTGCAGTAATGTTTTATCTCTTCGTTATTGTTATCAATCTGACGCAAAGTTTCAATTGATAAATTGTTGATTTCTTCGGTGAAAGGTCTAACTTCTTCTAAAAATGCACATATTGATTGATTATTACTTTCTGTCTCTAGCATTTTTGAGCAACCGCTCTCTAACAGTAGTATCACTATCAAGATTACGTTTTTTTTTCCGTTTAGCACCCTTTATTACCTCTTTATAGTTATTGTTTATGTTTTCTTGCTCCTTTGCTATTTTCCCACGATTAAAGGCAAGGATAACCGCAGAAATAAACCCCACTATTTTTGATATAAGATGCCATGGTTTAAATGTCACGCTTACCTTTCTCAAAAGTACCTATTCCTAGGAGGGAAGTTCCAGATAAAGATAGTGAAGCAATAATATTAAAAACATTGCTATCTATTGAATTTCCTAAGTAAACACTAGCAACAACCGCGTATACACTTAATACAATGGCTACTGTGAACACTATTGACCCCCAAAGCCTTTTGCTAGATTTGTTGCCTGCTGTATCTTCTAAATACTTGTTCATATTTTTTTGTCGTCTTTATAGCATTATAGCACATTCTTAACAATTTAGCAAGTATACAAAGCATATTACTACAATATATATTAAAAAAAGTATTATTCTATAACAATTCAAAGTGTGGAAGGTCATTAAAGGTTTGATCTTTAAAATTGTTGTCGCTATCCCTTCAACAAGTCCGCTGAAATGATAAAATCGATTGCGGTCGTTCAAGTCTATTATATTTCCTTTGAAAACCAACCATTATCACGTAGATAGGGTTCAGTGACTTCTTGCCAGTCATTTGGCAAAATGGATAAAATGGGTATATTTACGATAAGTCCACCGTCATTGTCATAAGAATTAGCAACGATTTGCTTTTTCTCGTTGGCTTCTTGCACAGTCAAATAAAAATCATTAAAATAACTAGTGATGCCATTATTGTTGTTAATACTATCTCTAATGTATTGATGTACAAATACATTATCCTCAACACTAACAACAGCACAAGCTAGATTTGGGTCATCTGGTTTTGTTAACCATTGGAACTGGTACCCCTGCAGGGCGAGATAAGCCGTGGGCAAGCCTGCTGGCTAATCTTGCTCTATCTTTAGTAGTAATGTAATATCTAAACATAATTAATAAATTGCATAATAATTATTTATGTCGTCATGTAATATTTGCCGTTCTGCTGTTGTTAAATTGTCCGCAAAAACAATTATTTCTTGCAATGTTCCTTCAAAACGGAATTGATTACTAGGAAAGTTACCAAAATGAAAAGTATCCCAACTTGAGACATTAACGCCTTGGTGGTTTACTATATTTTGAGTTTGCCCTAAAAAATTATAAATATTATTTCTTGTTGTTCCCGCAAACAACACTTTGTTTTTGTATAAATTGGGATTACCGTAGTTACTTGTGATTAAGGTTGATGAGGAATTTTGTTGGACAACAAATCCGTAAGTACCCCCAACAATACTATTCGTTCCAAATGGATAAATAGTATTACCAAGATAATGCCTATTTACAAAATAAGCATCAATATTTGAACGTCCAGCAACATTAAGAATTGGTATATTATCCTCTACCCCATCTAATATCCCCGCTGGCTTCCCGTTCTCTTTTGTAACTTCACCAGATACAGCATCATATATTTTTGCTTGCAAAGCTATGTTATTTTGCACGCTATCATTATTGCCAACTTGATCGTACCATTTTACTATGGTACAATCACTTGAACCACCAAAATCTTTAATAGCTTGCTCGTCTAAGTCTTTGCCAACAAATCCAATGTCTTGCTCTACGCTATCATTATCTCGCCTAATCCTAATAGCATGCGTTGTTTGGGGCGTTGTTTTGCGTAAAGAATACAACACCACTGCTTGCTGATACAAAGCAAGATACGGGTCTACTGGTAACAAGCCCGCACCACGTAAAGGTTTTTGCAAAGGGGAACGGTGGGCAGGTAATAGCATTTTAGCGTATAAGTAATTTAATATCAGTCTGATCAGTTAAGCCAGTCACTTCAAAGCGAACCTTTAAAGCTCTATCAACAAACAGCTTCCTGACCGTTGCATCTGGTGAAAAAGCCATATCTTTTATCTGACACCAATCATCAGCATTTGGAGTTGCTGTAAAAGCAATTTCTATATTAACGATAGCATTACCAAAGTTGCTAGTTTTTGTAATGGCAAATTCTGGATTTGATATACCAGAAATATCATATTCTGCCGTTAAATTATTGGTTAAATTCGCTGTATCTATTGTTACGTCATGTGTCATATATTAAAGCTCTGGTTGGTCTGGAAAAATTACATCATCAGGATTGTTATACTTTGAGGGTAAATCTCTTAAATCCTGCCTATATGTTGTATATTCTTGTTTTTTTTCGTCAGTTAAAGAGCTATCAATTAAAACAGTCCAGTCTGATTGTGCAAGCAAGTTGTTTCTTTTCTGTCTGACTTGTTCCCACTTTTCATCATCAGATAAAACTAGCTCTGGTTGCTCTAAAACAAACCCATCTTGAAGGTCTCCCAAGTCTCTAACAATATACAAATCATCACGATCATTAGCGTTATATGCTGTTTTGCCCCTGTAGTCTTTTAAAACAACCCATTTATTATTCTTAAAAACTGGCTTTTCACCATCTCCATAACTAGGAAGCTTTTTGTCTGTAGCGTTTGCACGTGGTAAAAACTCCCCCTCTGCCTTAGGGTTAGCCTGTGCCTTACTACTGCCTAAATATTCACCAGTTATGCTGTCATAATCATGTAAAATCATCTTAAAACCTTATTATATACTTTAAAGCTATGTTTCTTGGTCTAGTATCGTTTGTTGTGATCGTTTTATCTGTGGCGGCAACCCTTATGGATTCTAAACTTTCGCTAATTTCAGGTTGCCCAGACGCAACCATTAACCTGCCAAGCTGACCAGAACTGTTAGGGTCAAATGCAGGTCCCGCCGCCCCCCAATCATCTCTTGGAACAACGACATTTGCTTGTTGAGATGAACCAAAAGTTCTACCACTATCAATACCTCTGCTATTATCCCAACCACGGATAAACTCACCCCTTAAATCTGGTATATTAAAGCTCGCACCAGAGCCACCATAGGTATAAGCTATGGTGTTAAATAAATCAGCATATTGGGTGGTGTCCAGTGTTGACCCGTCGCACTCTAAATAACCAGCAGGTACTGTTTGTGCAGAATATGCCATGATAGAACCCGCTAAAACTTGACTAGAAACAAGACTTACTAAATCACCAGCAAACTTCCAGAATGCATTATCACCCCCACTATTAACAGCATTTCCAGTGTTGTTGTTGGTCAAACTAACGTATAATTTGGTTGTTCCACTCTCTTTAATGATACTGTTTTGATGGTATTCTGTTTCAGTATGCCACTCTGCTATTCCCTCTTGCTGTAAATACGCTATCTGCGAGGTTGTGACATAACTTAGCGTGTTAAACTCTTGAAACTCTGGCGTTATTACACCATTGATATTAACACCACCATCTGACCAACCATTAAGCCAATTGCCCGCCTGCATTGTTGCCACATCTTTAGTAGTGACATTCGAATTGCCGAATTGATAAAAATTATTAACAGCTGAATTATCGCCGAATACTTTCTGATTGTTTCTTGTTATTTTAGCCATAGTTTCGATATTCTACCCAAGGTGAACCAAAACCACCAGTGTATTTTTGCGGATTTTGCACATGCTCTGAAATACTACCGTCAATCATACCAAAAAATGGTCTATCGTCAATAATACCCTTAACACCTACACATGCTGGCTTTGGCAAAAGTTTTTTATTTAAAGCAGCTTTTATAAACTCATTAAGCTCCGTGATACGATACACAAGCTCCATACTGTTAGTATCATAAAGAATCACTTTATTATCAAAAAGTGTGCTTAATACCTCCTCTATGCTTTCAGTAGTGTGAGATAGTGAGTTTAACTTTATTTTAAGCTTTAATATCTGGCGGTATAAATCATTGCCCATTGTAACAACCTTTAAATCACTAGTAATAAACCAGTTGCTAGGATTGTTAGGAAGATTACTGAACCCCTTACAAAAAGCTTGAGGGTTAGCAACATGATCAGCATTACTGCCATCGATCATGCCAAAAAATAAAGTAGGGTCGGGGTCTTCTGATATTTCGTAAGTACGACTAGCACCAATATACTCCCCTAATATATCTTGTTGCTTACCTACTGCCGTTTCAATATTAAAACCATCTCGAATTTGAAACAAAACATCATAAACCAATACGTTTTTTAACAAGGCTTCTAAAAAAGCCCGTGTCTTTGGCAACGACTGATACTGTATAATCAGTAAATCTGTGTAGTATTCTGTAAAAACACTCATATTAACGTGATTGTTATTCTTGTCACATCTAAAGTATATTGTTCATCTTTAGTATCTACCTCTAAAAATTCAGTGTAGTTTACATCATCTTTAGATACTAACAAATCAAGTGGAAACCCTGCCCCTGATCTAGCAGTTTCATTAATACCATTTAAAATTAAGCTTACTAACCCAGAGCTTTCAGCTGGTGAGCCTATTTTATAAACAAGATTATCTATTATATATGCCTTTAAAGCGTCTAAATTAATCAAAGCGTTGTTTACTGGCTTTATATCAAATTTTAAATATAAATCCTTAGCCACTGGTCGATCAAACTTAATTTGAGTCAAAGTATTGTTACTTTTTTCAATATTAACAACTTGTTGCCCCTTCCAGCCTGCACCAACTGTTTTTTTTCTGTCTAAAATTTCGGCTATATCATTAGGAGCACCACCATCGACAATTACCCATGAACTATGCGGTGGTATGCCATCAGTATCTGTGAATTTCTCATCATTTTCATACACACGGGCTTCTGTCACGCCCTGCAAAGCTAATAATGATGCTTCCATAGCCCCTATAGTACCCAAAGCAGCCAAAGCAAATGATCTCTCTCGTCTTGCTCTTAAATCTACGTCACTTTCTTGGTTTTGACCAACCTGTGTTGGTGCTGATTGATTATTTACACTAACAACCCCCAAGACAATCTCTGAAGCTGTAGTAATGGTATTCACGATTGTACTAACTTCGCCAATTTCCTTAGCACGAAAGCGTAAACTATGAACCCCTTTCGTTAAAGTTGTGCTGGCTAACAAGATAAATTGATTGCCCGCATTATCCTGCACAGTATATCCCGTGCCGTCTATAGCGTTAGCTTTTTTATCTAAGCCTTTTAACAATAAAGTACGGTCAACAACTATCGTAATATCAACGATAGTATACGTACCACCCTTTCGCTTTATGCCATTTAATGCCACTCTCTGGTCTAAATCATTTCCACTTGCGTACAGTGGTGAAAATGAATTGTAAATAAACAGCGCAAATTCCCTAACATCAGCCCCAGCTTGTGTAAAAATATTGATAAATTGACCATCAGGCGAGTTTTGATCTAAGTTAATGTCTTGACCATAAATAGCCTTTAAATCATCAGAGGTATCTTCTAAAAGCTCTTGCCTTGTACTTAAAATTAACCCGTTTTCATCTAAAATATCAGTCATTGTTATCTTCTTCAGGAGGTGTAATTTTTGCCCACATTTCTTGCACCCCTGCAATTTGCGTTTCGGTCAAATAAGGTTGCAGAGCCTCAACATCTCCATGACCTATAACTGCCCGCCAGTTTTTAGGAACTTGTATTTCTTCACCAAACTCATCAATCTGATGCTCGTAACGTCGCACAAGTATATTGATATTGCCTGTTGCAAGGTCTGCCTTAGTTTCTAATAATTTTTCTTTTTTATGTGCCATAATGTTATACCTTTATACAAAATACCAGCCTGTTATAGTAAGGCTTCCGCTAGATTTTATATGACTATATTTAATATAATCACCATCACCATTTTGAAGCTGAATAGCCGTTGTGTTGTTAAGTTGCCCAAAATAAACAGCATCAGTTGTTTGCAAATAATCAGCCAATATTGTGCTTTGGTTAGGGTTCAAACTTGCGTTTATTTGATAAAGTTGTGAAGCGTTAAACGGCAAGCCTGTAACGTGTATATTAGACGTATCAGTATTATCAAGACTAGATACTTCAATTTTTAACGTAAAGTATAATATATTGCCTATTCTTGTATACTTTCCCGTTTGAGTAGTATAAGTGGGAGTGTTAACAAAAGAGTATTGAGGCGTAAAAGTACCCTCCTCATAATGTTCTAGCGTGTTAGTGCCATTATCAAAAGAGATACCTTGTTCCGCACTGGCTAGACCCTTGATTGAAGTATTACCTGAACTGTCAATAATTAACTTATCCACGTTAGCAATTCGCCACCTATGTTTAGTAGCTCCAGTACCATTACGGTCTAAAAGATAATCGTTAGCAACAAAAGTATTGCTATTGTCTCGTGTTTGTATTTGAAAAGCGTCGCTTGTTGTTATAAACCACACATTATTATGCGTGGTTACTCCATTAGTAACCTCAAAATCTAAAGTAGGCAATACGTCTTTTAGATTTACTCGCCGACCAGCGGTAACATCACCATCTTTAAACAACACCCCATCTACTGTAACGCCAGCCCCAGCAGTTTTTTCAGAAATATTATCAGTATTTATATTATCAGTAATGTATGGCAGAGCATTAAAGCTTTGCACACCATCACCTACTTTCATTTTATTTTGATCATTAACAAAAGCAATCTCACCACTTGCTAAAATAGGATTAGCAACAGTCCAATTTGCAAACGTGTCTACTCTCTGTTGCATTCGATAGTTATAAATCACACTCATTACTCACCGCTATATATATAATTTGTATTATTATCGTTACTGATGATAGTGGCTTCCCAGCTATTTGTAAAGGCATCACCAGCTACTATAACACCCGCTGTTATTTCTTTTTCATCAAAAATTCCTAAACTATCTAGCACATCGCCATCAATAGTAGTAATAGTATAATTGACTGTTAACTTTCTGTCATCTAAATTACTATTGAAATCAGATATACCAGTGACACCAAAACTATTAACAATCACGTTTTGAATATCAGTTTCTAAAAACTCCCTCTGCCCATTATTGCCTAGCCTATTGCCCCAATCAATACCAGCTTCCTGATCAAAAAAACAATCATTAACCCATGATTTTAACCTAGTTTTAACATTTAAAACAATAGCTTTTTTATTACGTGCATAATCCTGCACACCCTTACCAAAAAGCCACTCACCATTGCTGTCTAAACCTCTAATAATCATTGCGGCACTCCTGTGTTCCCCCCCTCAGGGTTGCTATGCGTATGAGTAGCAAAATCAATACTAGCTATTGTGGCGTTGGTTACTGTCAACCTACCACCACTGATTGACATACTGCCATCATTACTAGCATATGTATTAGCAAGGGCGTTACCATTTATCAATACGTTGCCGTTTATCTCAACTTCTCCGTTTATTTCAACATCACTATTGCAAACAGTTTTAGTGGCGTTTATTTCCACCATGGTTGTTAACACCTCAACCTTGTTTTGCAAAATATCTATCTGGCTTTGCAAATATTTTAATTGAATGCTATTTTGAGAATAGTTTTCTATCACATTTTTTGATGATCGAACGCCAACAGAATAAAAACCATCAGCGATATGGTGCTTTCTATTGGTATCAGGAGCTTGTGGCTTTCCTGTAATATACCAGTTGTCTAGCTCCCGATCGTTAAAATGCACTAAACAAAAATCACCTACCGAAATAGGAAAAGTTATATAAGCATCACCACCATATTGCATGTATGGCAAACAATGAGGCAGTAAAGGTCGATCAACTATGGTTGTTGAACCATCGTCATTATCCTTTAGCACTTTTTTTATCATTAAGGTGACGCTTGCCACTTGCGTTAATGGGTCAAAGCTTTCAATTCGACCAACACTTATCTTATTTAAACGAGATAAAGCATCATCTACCACCATTGCACAGATAGTAGACAAGTCTGGTTGAACAATCTCTTTAACACTCATACTAATTCAGTTGCTCCAAAGCGAGTATTGGTGTCTAAAACAGTTATCAAGCTATTTGTGGCACTATTTACACCTTCACTAATAGTACCGTTATGCTCTACTCCAACGACCTTATATTGACCATTATATATTGGGTTTCTTGTTGATATTAATTCAATCATTGAACCTACTGTTGCCCCCAATGTTAAAATTTTTGTTTCTATTTTTAATGTTGTATCTTGTTTAACAACACTACTTGCCAAGCCAGTTTCTGAACTGATAACAGTAGCACCAGCCCTTAAAGCCTCATCATCTGCCAAGAAATGTATTGTTTCCCCATCAATGTATAAATTTGCATTACATACGTTTTTTAAAGCGTCATAAGTATTGCCTTCAGTAACATACGGGCGTTTATATGTACCATTAAGGCTCTTACCAGCACCGCCCATCTCTACATTAGGAAAATCCCCTACTAACTTTTCCGCCACCTCTTTTCTTGACGTTCCCGCAGGAAAAGAAACGTTGCTTTGAGTAGTAATACTATCAAACATGCCGTCTTGTGATTCAATTTCTAAAACATTGTCATTACCCGACGGCTTGGTTTGGGCTTGAACAATTGAACCCTTGTAAATCGAGCTGATTTGTCCAGAATATCCTGCAAAAAACTCTAGCCTAATGTATCTACTAGGGTTATATGCATCTTTAAATATCTTATTACGATTACTGGGGTTAAGATTATAAACACTAAAGGTTGCATTGTTAGCACTTGAGGACATGTTCTGCCTTGAGATACTAAACGTGCAAGTAAATTCTGTGGGGATTATTATTTGTTCCCCCTCTGGCAACGTTATGATTAATTGATATTCTAAATTAAACATTTAACGCTTGTTTTGCCTCGTTTTGATCTAGTACGTTAAATTCATACCTACCACTTGAAAAATCATCAATAAGGCTAGGGTCAACGCTATAGCGTGATGCAATCTGTAAACCACAATTGATCTTGTTAATAAACTGTGAATAAATGTTATCTGCCAGTACTAGCCTTATGCCATTAATGCTAACGTCATTGGTCGATAAATTAGCCAACCAATACCCCATAGAAGATATATGTTTTAGCGTAAAATCAAGCCTTTGGTTACCATTAACAGTAACGCTAAAGGTCTGGAATGGGTGTTTTGCTACGTTTATGCTTAGCATGTAAACAGTATATACTATTTTACTAGTGTTGTGTATAGACACCAATTAATAATTATGATATACTTAAGTATTATATACCATTTTACTGTGTGTTGCGTAAAAGGGCTTATTAAAAATCTGACACATTATAATAATATTACCTTATTTACCTAGAGTAAAAGAAGTATTCGAGGTCGCATTTATGTGGCCTTAGCTTTTTCACCAGTTAATTTGTTAATTTAACTTATCAAGGTTATAGTGTGCATTGACATAATCAGGATCTAATTTAATGGCTTCCTTATATGCTTCTATAGCTTTGTCATAGTTATAGTGTGCATTTTCTTCTTTAATATGATAAGTAACACCAAGGACGTGGTGTGCCTTGGCATCATCAGGATCTAATTTAATGGCTTCCTTATAAGCTTCTATAGCTCTGTCATAATCTCCTTTTGTACGATAAGTATTACCAAGGTTGTAATACTCCTCAGCTTCTTTTAGTTTTTGAATTTCAGTCATAATTTATCTCATTGATTTGTTATATTTTTGTCTTATTGATTTTTTTTGTCTTTTAGACAAAGTAGAGTAATCAGGATAATTTTCCTCAATCCATTTAGCCTGATCTTCCAATCTCTGCTTTTCAATTTTAGCCTTCTGTATAAGCTCATCTCTTGCCTTAATTTTAGCATTAACAGCCCTTTCTCTGGCAGATTTACTAGCGTTATATCTTTTAGTAAATATGTCTAGCTCGTTTTGATACATACCATCATCATTATAATCAGCGATTTTACGCACCATAAACTCTAAAAAATCAGTGTAGTTATCATCAAGCGGACTGATCGAAATATCACTAGTACAATAAGCATCGCTATGATCGGCAACCCTTACCACCACATCAAATGATGGTATATTAATATAATTAGTACCAGTATTAGCCGTTTTAACAAAGTAACGTAAGCCAGCTTTTTCTAAAACATTAGTAATTTTTTCAACATTTAAAGCAATCATTTTATATCCTATTGTTTGTTACTTTAACCTAACATAGCAAGACTTGCTTGTCAATAAGTTTTTGATATTACTTTACGCTTTTTCACCAGTCAATTTCAGCTTATGCTCCAACGCATAAATCATCATAGCATTACAACCAACATGGGATAAATGAGACTTCCCACTTTCAGTGTCTACTTCTTCACCCATACGCCATGCTTGCAAATGCCTCATGAGGGCGTCATAAAGACGCATCAGAGCCTGCTCATCACCTTTCAGGTAGTTACCCCCACCGTATTTTTTAGCCCCCTGTGTGGTAATCTCTGCCATCTCTTCAATGAACTTAGGACTTAAATGCTGATATTGGGTTTTATCATCATCATGCTTTATGAATGCCTTTTTTTTATCTAAATCAACAACTTTGATAATAGGCTCATTAAAAAACTCATTTAGATATTTTTCGCAAACTTCACAAGGCTTGTGTGTTACATAAACTTTTACCGCTTTTTTGATGTTTCTAATATAATGATAATCTTCAACCCCCAATTTCCTACGATAAGAATTATAACATGCCATCGTTTCAGCGTGGACAAAATCCTCTTTATCATACGAAGTCGCTCTCTTTTTAGTTTCAGCGTACCATTGCTTGATAAAATTGGGCTGGCTAAGTGTAAGGCTTTCTGTTATTCGCTGATTGTGACCAGCACATATAATGTCTTTTTGTTGGCAATATATCACACAAGCTACCTTGCGTTTCTTACTAGGAGACTTTGCCCTTTCTTCTCTAAGCCTCTCTAATATTAATTGCGGGATATTATATTCCATAGGTTGGGTCTTTTCTTATATTTTTATTATTATCATCATTATTAACGTTATCTTCGACTTCTACTTCCAGTAACTTGGTGTTATCATTACTAACGTTTTGCATTATCTCTCTATGATCATTAGCAAAATAAGCCTCATTTACGGCTTGCTGTATATCATACTCTATCATAATCTACCTTTCTAAAATTGGTTAATTGATCAACTGATTGCTTAGTAGTGCTATGTTGCCTTAAGCTATCAATTTGATGCTGTGTTAAATATTTGCTCATGTCAGGATTCCAAACTTCAATAGTATCATTTTTGCCAGTGTTCCTTTTTCCATGATTTACCTTAAGGCGGTTAAGTTCTATGTAATCAAAAAACTCATCTGGCATTTTGCCACCTGCAACATATTTTGTTACAATAAATCTGCTCAATTCCGTATTATTAACTATGTCCACTTGAGTAACCCTTCTTTTTCCATTATCTGATAACTTTTTTGCAGAATTTAAAATAATATCAACAACCTTTTTTTCTCGTACCAGCAGGTTTTTTCTTACTCTTTTACGCCTGCTTTTCTCAAAAAAAACCTCAATCCCTTTGTCAACATGCCCAGAGTTTAGCCACCTGTCTAATACTCTATAATGACAATTAAGAGCCTCTGCCAACTGTTGCTTAGTAATAGGTTTATTACTCTCATTAAAAAGCTTTTCCGCTTGCTGGTAGATCTCTTGACCTGTCAATATTGTTCTCATATTATTATTATTCTCCAAACAAAATTATCTTAAATTATACCTTTCTTTTAATTGTTTTGCACGTTCTAATAATTCAGGTGGTATTTCTCGCCCCACTGCAATATACCCACCATCTTTTTTGTAAACTTTTGGGTGACCTCTATTAGGATCAACCCTGTATGCACCCACCTTATCCCTCTTATGACGCTCCTGCACCTCTTGGGGGGTTTCTACATATTTATACAAAGGCTCTCGAGTTTCAAAGATTTGATCAATGGCAGACCAACTGCAATTAAGAACTTCTGTTAGCTCCTTACGCTTAATTTTTCTACCATGCTCAACAAATAAATCGTTAGCAGTTTGCAAGACCATTTCTTGAGTAATTCTAGCCATGTAAAAGCCCCCTTTGCTTCCATAACACCCCCCTGTCTGCTTGCTCCTTAGTGTCAATATCACCAGCAATAGCTACGATAAATAACAAGACTACTGCTAGTAATATCAAATGAATTGTACTAGATAGTTGCATTCTTTGCCTCCATCATAGAATAGTAAAGAGTGACATCAACAACGGCAATAAAAACCATTGTTGCTATGCTCAAATATCTCAAAAACCCCTCATGGTTAATGACAGTGTAAAAAAAACATAAGATTAATGCTAATGAGAAGGGTATTATAAATTCCATCATGATTTGTCACCCTCCTCAATGCCTTTCTCACTACAAACTATGGCTCTGACATACCATTCTTTAGTATAAGAAGCATTACGAAGGTTATAGTGCCCATAGTCCTTATCAGGGTCTAGCTTAATAGCTTGGTTATAAGCTTCTACAGCTTTGTCATAGTCTCCTTTTTCACCATAAGCAACACCAAGGTTATGGTGTGCCTGTGCATAATCAGGTTTTAACTTAATGGATTCTGCTAAATTGCTAATAGCTTTATCATATTGTTCAAGCCGTGAGTAGGAAGTGCCAAGCATAAAATAAAGATTTGCATCAGCTTCATAACCAGATAACAATAAGGCTTCACCACAATGAATAGCCTCTTGGTGTTTTTCTTGTAAGTATACTTGCTCCATTATTTTTTTAATTTCAGTCATAACTTTTATATCCTATTATTTGTGGATTTACCTTATCATTGCAAGACTTGCTTGTCAATAAGTTTCTGCAAAATGGTAACCATATTTTGATAATTTTCATCAGGTTGCAATGCTAATAAACCACTAAACCCTTCTAAAGCCTGCTGATATTGTGGTTTTTTAAGTAAAAGAGTAGTAAGGTTGCCAAAAGCTAACATAAAACTAGGGTCTAATTTTAGGGCATGCTGGTAAGCTTTTATTGCATTAGTAACGTCATTTTCTGCTTGATAGACAATACCTAGGTTGTAGTGAAAACTAGGATCATCAGGCTTTAAACTGATAGCCTCTAGGTAGTACTTAATAGCTAGTTCATTTTTTCCTAAGCTATGAAAAATAACAGCAATATTATTGTACGTGTATGGATAACTAGGGCATACCTTGACTGCTTTTTTGCAAACCTTTAAGGCATTAGAATAGTCGTTTTTAGCACAGTAAGCCATGCACTTTTTATTGTAGCGTTCAGCTATTTTAAATCTAA